CACTCCCCGGTATCACTAACGAGGACATCACTAAGTACCTAATTGATACTTGTGAGTCTCGTGCAGATGCTCTTGCAATTATCGACCTTAAGGGCGGCTTTACTCCAAGAGCGGAGAGCAACAACCCTGCTTCTGATCGTAAGGGTAATCTAACTACTGTTATCAATAACATGAAGGATAGAAATCTTAATTCTTCATACGGTGCAGCTTACTACCCATACGTCAAGGTTAGAGATGACCAGACAGGCACTATCATCACAATGCCTCCTAGCGTCGTCGCATTGGGTGTTCTCGCGAACACTGAGCGTGCAGCCGATGTCTGGTTCGCCCCAGCAGGCTTCAACCGTGGTGGCCTATCACAGGGCGCAGGTGGCCTTACCGTCACTGGCGTTGAACAGAAGCTCACTTCACGCAACCGTGACGATCTCTACGACGTAAACATCAACCCAATTGCTTCATTCCCATCAGAGGGCATCGTGGTCTTCGGACAGAAGACACTACAAGCGACACCTTCCGCTCTTGACAGAATCAATGTGCGTCGTCTCATGATCTTCGTCAAGCGAGGGATTTCAAGAATCGCAAGCTCCACACTATTCCAGCCTAATGTTAACGCTACTTGGAATGACTTCAAGTCAAGAGCAGACAGCTTCTTGTCAGGAGTTAAGGTAAGGTTCGGTATTGATGACTTCCGAGTTATTCTCGATGAAACAACCACAACTCCAGATCTTGTTGATCGTAATATCATGTACGCTAAGATCTTCATTAAGCCTACTCGTGCTATTGAATTCATTGCAATCGACTTCGTGATTACAAGATCAGGCGCTTCTTTCGACGACTGATAGTAAAATACTAGATAACCGACTAGTTATAATATAATAGGAGAAATTGAATATGGCTTTAGAAGGCACCAATAATCAAAACGGATTCTGGACCAATAGTCCGCAACGAGATCCAAAACGCGCATACAGATTTAGAGTCCAGTTTGGTAACAGTGGTCCGCTCTGGTACGCAAAGAAGGCTGTCAAGCCTACAATTACAATTACCGAGTCTACTCATCAGTATCTAAACCATACCTATTATTGGCCAGCTAAGACTGAGTGGAACGAGGTTGATATTACTTTTGTTGATCCTGTCGAGCCAGACTTGGCCGGTGACCTTGTAAGTTCAATCAGAGATGCAGGGTACTTTATTCCTGCTGGTGCTAATGACACTAACAGAGACTTCTCTACTCCTTCAAAGGCTAAGATGGTTGCTGCAACAACTGGCGATGCTGACGCTAAAATCATCATTGAGCAGATTGATGAAGACGGTAACACTCTTGAGAAGTGGACTCTCTGGCACGCTTGGATTAAAGAACTTACTTTCGGTGATCTAGACTACGGTTCAGAAGACCTAACAGAGGTTATGGTTAAGTTCCGCTACGACTGGGCTCAGTTTGACGGCGTTGAAGGTGGAGACAGAAATAACATCTTTACGCCCGGTCAGTAGTTAAGGGGTGACCAATGACTAGAGGGGGCTTCTGGACAAATACGTCACAGCTCGCTTATCAACCCAAGGCACAATTTCGTTTCTTTGTCGAAGTTGATGGCTTGGGTTTGTTAACTGATGCTGTACCTAACACTGCTGGTGATCTTTATGACCCAACAGATAAGTTAGCTTGGTATGCTAGTTCAGTTGATAAGCCTTCGTTTTTCTTGGCTGAGAAGTTCCCTGATGGCTGGAAGAGCACTTATGGTGCGAACTATGAGTATGAAGTTTCAGTCTCAGCCACCAAGTGGCAACCAATAACAATGACCTTTGTCGATCCATCTTATCCAAATTTGACAAGAAAGTTGTTGCGCTGGATGCAGAGAGCAGGTTATAATAATAGTGATATGATTAATAACCTTGAAGCTTTTGGCCTGAGCGAAGATGATTTGCTCCATCAATCCGTTGGGGAAGTTACAATTACTCAGCTAGATAGTGGAGCTAACCTTCCAATCCGCGTTGGAGATCAAAGCTTATTCTTGGAAAGGTGGACACTTGTGAATGCAGTTCCAGTAGAAATCAACTTTGGAAAATTGGATTATGGTTCAGAGGATTTGGTTGAGATAACAGTAACTTGGAAATACGAAACTTGCAAGGTTACCGTGCCCAACATCGAAGACGGGCTTCAAAGCAGCGAACCGTCTACATACTTTGGCGATCCTGATCTTGTTGATAAGAGGATTGGTGGTAAGGCAAGTCCAAGACCAACTGCTACTGGTGATATTGGTAGGCTTGCAAGACAACAGACGGACATGGCGTTGAAGTTGGATGGCAGCACGCCTTTGACACAAACAGAAGAGATTATAGACCTAGCTGGAAGCGTAGCAGATGAAGCTATTAACCAAATTACAAACACGCGGTTTTTGACCGACGACGAGGAACGCCGTGCCTTGGTCGAATCGCTAGATGAATAATATTTTTAATTAGAGGTAATAATGAGAGATAACTCAAAGAGACTAACAGCGGGTGCTGATCCAGCCCCTGCTGCGGTGCCTGAGATGGCATCAACACTTAACTTTTCAACACCAACAGAAATTGTTGATCTTCCTTCTAGAGGAAAGCATTACCCCGAGGGTCACCCTCTTCATGGTACAGAGTCTGTTGAAATTAAATTCATGACTGCGAAAGATGAAGATATTCTAACTTCTCCAACGCTACTAAAGAAGGGAATGGCAATTGATCGTTTCATCCAGAATGTTCTGGTTAACAAGCGAATCAATGTTCAAACTCTTTTGTCTGGTGACAAGAACGCTATTCTTGTTGCTTCCCGGATCAATGGATTTGGGGCTGACTACTCAACAAAGGTAACATGTCCAGCTTGTTCAACTACTGGAGAGCATACTTTTGATCTTGCAGAGATAACCGAGTACCTTGGTGATGATTACGGAGACTATGAGATTTCTACTACAGAAGAGGGAACTTATATTATTTCTCTTCCTAAGAGTCAGTTCCAAGTTGAAGTAAGGCTTCTTACTAGTCGAGATGAAAATGAATTGGTTCAGCTAATCGAAGCAAGCAAGAAAAAGAAGAAGATTGAAACCAGCTTAACAGACCAACTCAGAAAGATCATTGTTTCGATTAATGGTGTTGAGGATCGTACACTTATTAACAAGGCTGTCGATGCACTCCCTGCTTTCGACTCTCGTTACTTGCGCGGAGCTTATCAAAAGATTGTTCCGGGCTTAAACATGAGACAAGACTTTACTTGTGGCTCGTGTGGTTTCGAGGAGGAGGTAGATGTCCCAATGACGGTGGACTTTTTTTGGTCTAAGCAATGACTATATTGCTTCCGTTTATGAAGAGTTATTTATATTAAAATATCATGGTAACTGGTCATTTATGGAAGCTTATAGCCTTCCGATAACTATCCGTCGTTGGTTCTTGCAAAGACTGGGAGAACAGTTCGAGAAAGAGAATGAAAAGTTTGAAGAAGCCAAAAGTAAAGCAAAGACCGGACGACGCTAGGGACTTCCGGTCTTTTTCCTTTTCAAAACTATTTATAACAAGGGAGACTGACTGCAATGGAAAACCTTGACGAAAAAATTGATTTAATGTTGGAACGCTCAATGGAGGAGATTGTTACTCGATTGGGTGGCCTAACTGTAAAGCAAGCTCTGGGTGCAGATGACGTAAAGAAGAGCTTTAAGGGCGACGAAGAGCTATCTGATTTAGTTTCTGAACTAGACGGGATAGACGGCTTGGAGCAAAGTGAAAAGCAGGATGTCCTCAACGCACTACAGGAAGACTTAGAAGCAGCCGGTGTCCAGATTAAAGAACAAACTGAAAAAGCCATTTCGCTATCCAAGACAGCCGAGGCAGTAAATAAGATTGCAAACTCAAAGGCCAGAGAGATGGTGGCTCAGCAAATAGTTAAGGTTCTAAAAGAAAAAGAACTTACGCCAGATAAGCAAGAAGACATTGATATTTTAATGCCTTCGGATAAGCCCGATATAAGAGCAGGCGACATAGAAATGCGTAAAGCCGATGCTCGAAATACTCAAGGACGGTTCTTGGATCATCCCGATGAATGGGATGAGTGGCACGTTGGCTACGTTGTTCTGGACAAAAGACAAAACAACAAAAGAATTAAACAAGTAAATGTTGGTGGCCCTTTCTCTTATGCAGAAGCAGTAGAAAAGGTCGAAGACATTTTTAATGACCCAGAGCAAGAAGTGTTTGCTCATATTTACACGCCATTTGTTAGTCTAGAGAATGTAAAAGGAACTTATATGCAAGTTAGAACGCATCCACTCTGGCGAAAGGGCACAGAAGGACTTAGCGAATCAGTTTTAAAAGAAGGCAAACTAGCTAAGATTGTTATTGATTTTGCAGATTTGAGAAAGAAAAAGATAAACGAAAGCTGGATTGCCATGTTTGGCGGTTGGGTTCAGCACATTCTAGATGCTATGTTTGGCGGCTATTATATTCCCATGGAAATCCGTGGCTCAAAGTCAGAGGTCGAATCATTCGCAAGAACAATTGGTGGAGAGAAGAAGTATATTGAAACAGCAAGACGCTATGGCCTAGACCATCCAACCACTTACAAGAGCAAGGCCAAGCTTGATGTTGCCGTCAAGAACTTTGAGAAAGATACTGGTCTTAAGTGGCCGTTTAAATAAGGAGATTTTAAATGGCTTTAGAGGACGCATTAGCAAAAGCAATAGCAAAAGTTTTGGCAGATCAAGGGATTGATTCAGGAGATCCTGTTAAAGTTGATGAGCTTAAAAAAAGATATGACACCACCGACACACTAGATGCTTTGAAGAAGGAGCAAGCAGCTATCAAGGACTTGATGGCTGAAGGGCAAAATCTATTTGACGGCGAAGAAAGACTTCTCCAACTAAGAAGAGAAATAGCTAAGCAGAACAACGATTATACCCGCGACCGCATTCAGCAATTTGATGCTGAAGAGGCGGGTCTTAAAGCTGGTCGCGATGCTGCTTTACGTTACCTTGGCGTATCACAGC